TGAGAAATAGATGCTGGTCTCAGGATCATCTAAACCGTAGGTTCCTTCCTCATAATCAGAGTAGTAAACTTCAGCAAGATCCATAGCATCTTGCTCATCAGGATTTACATCACCCTGCTCTACAGCTTCCTGGTAGAAGGCTTCCCATTCTTTAGTGTGATAGTCGTAAGTTTGCTTCATGATGTGTGTTGTGTGAGTGGTTACACTAGTGAAATGCTTTCGACCATACTAACTTTAATAGTCTAACGCGGTTTCGCTTGTTTGCCTGGGGCTGGTGGTTTTGGTGATAACATCAAAGCAAGAAAAAAGGGAGCTCCTTTTATCAAGTGATCAGAATTTATCCATCCATGAACGAATCTTTGAGAGTGCTGTGAGTTGATCCTCACACTTACACTTACGGAACTTAGGAGTGTTCAAACCCTTAGAAATAAGTTCCAGTTTCATAACACCTTTCTCAAGTCCAAGACAGAAGATTCCGTAAGGTGAATTGTGAAAGATTCCGTTGATCCACTCATCTTGGAACTGAGAGGAAACACGAATGAAAGTGGTGGTGGATCCACCGAGATCAGAATAATCGAGTTTTGAGTAAGGAAAGGACATTGTGGTTGATTGGTTACACTAATGAAATGCTTTCGACCATACTAACAATAACTTAACGAGCCTGAATGTACTCAAGGCCCTGATTGTAGCTATAAACACTACCACTGATCTGAGATTGATAAGCGGCGTTACCAACAGCGAATGCAGTAAGAAGAAGGAAGATGGGGAAGAAGAAGTCTTTCATGATGAAGGTTTGATTGGTTACACTAATGAAATGCTTTGGACCATACTAACAATAATAGGGGGGATTTATAGCCCCCTCATATTGTTATCAGAACTCCAGAGACTCGATGAATGAACGAACATTATCGACCTGGTTGTTAGGGACGATGAACATTTTACGACCTGTGGTTTTACCAGTGACCGACTGATCGATACAGTTGGTGGAGTAAATATCGTTGAACTGTTCAATACAACGACGCTCTATCATGTTGGATTTAGAGGTTTGACCCGAACCCATTTTTTTGAGTTCGTTGTTGGTGAAACGGTTCAACAGACCCTCGGTAATGAGACCCCCGAGGGAAGTATCCAGAAGGACGTTATCGATATCCATATATCGGTTGTATTGACGGAGGATGTTGGATTCGGTGAAATTGGTTGTGTTGTTCATGATTGGTTTGATTGGGTACACCATAGGAATGCTTTGGACCATACTAACAATAATTCAATGCAATAAAGAAGAGGGGAGTAACCAATTCCCCTCTCAATCAGTGAATAAGAGTAACCACTTCTTATTCATCAATCAGTCTAAGTTTAGTGACCTTACTGAAGTGGTCAGAAACTCAGCGGTTATTCCACATCCGTTGAAGGTGACGTTGTTGAATAAACTCCTCACATTCCTTAACAACGGGAATCAGTGAATAATCTTCGGGATGACCAGTGCCACCATAACGTTGGGGGTTACCATAAACCTCATTCACACATGCTTGATGAATCTCATCCAGTGTTTCACGAGTGAGTGACCTTTCGACTGTGGGAGAACACCAGTTTCCACCACCGGGACATCCTGAAGCTTCAGCGGGAAGAACAGGAGCCAGAAGTGTAAGACCGAGAATAAAAGGAAGAACTTTCATGATTGGTTTGATTGGTTACACTAATGAAATGCTTTGGACCTGACTAACTTTATCAGTTAACCAATGACTCCAACCATGCTTCCTCACAATCAACATCCAACAAACGAGTGTTCAGAATGCGGTGAAATGCTCGACAGAGTTGATAATCATCATCCTGATCTTCAACATCAATGTTTTCACAAAGATCAGCGTAAGAGTCAACAGTGAGCCCGGTGAGAAGTTCTGCCAATTCTTCTTCAGTGATCTTCAAAGTGTTGAGAACTGTGAGCATCTCCATTGAAGTGAGATTAAACACAACTCCGGTTTCATAATTGGTAAATTCGAAGTTCATGGTCAGAGGTTTCAGGTTACACTATAGGAATGCTTTCGACCTGACTAACAATAATTCATTGCAATTCATCAGAATGCGGTTGCCTTCTTGTGGTTGTTGTCAATGTGATCTGCTTCATCGCGACGGATGTATTCCACAACATCCCTCATCGTGATGGGTTGAGGTTCATTACGGAGACTCCAAAGGGTATTGGGTTTGCACCAGTAATCGATAGCACCACTCGTGGCAGGTTGATCCAACCACTCCTTTGGTTGCTCATGTAACATTCGAGCGTAAGTTTTGACTGCTTCCACTTCCACTGCCTCTCCCAAAAGAGCAGCGAACTCGTGATCAATGAGTGTCACAATGGCGAACACCCAATAAATGAGAATCGCAATGTGACGGGCAAGAAACTTGTCAATCCAGTTATCTAGACCGCCGAGGTCACGCCCAAACACATCTTCGTGCATTTGTTCGTTAGTATCTTGCCAGCGAGCAAGTTCCAGAGTCTCGCGAATCTTTCCAGTATTGTCAAACCCAGCAGTCTCAAGAAAGTGACAAGCACTCTCCTCAGCAGTGTAAGCAGTCCTGGCGATAATCTCAAGGGCAGCCGCACGGCGGGCATCTGCAGCACCCCATATAGTGTTCAGAACGGATTCACCAGTGATGATGATACGGTGGGCGACGGCAGCTTTGGTAGTTTTTGTTTGCATTTTGTCTTGAGTTTGTGTTGTTTAACTGGGGCTGGGAGTTTGGGAAGAATCAAAGTTCTTCCATCATTTCATTCAGACGTTCAACATCCAGAAGAGGATTGTCGAACCTCACACCATCAGGAGTGCGAATATGACCGAGATCCTGAATCAGATAATCACAGAAGTCCAGATAGTCTTGACCATCAGCTGCGAATGATTTAGCGATCAGATAAAGAGGTTCATCATTCTGAATCCAAAGAGAGACGTTCCATGTTTCGAAATTGGGCCATCCGTTGTAAGTCATGTCATTGTTGAGTGAAGTGAGTTTCATATCAGTTCATCCCGAGAAGAGTTGAGTGAATCAGAACAAGTTCATCAACCAGTTCATCATCAACTTCATCAATCTCAACTAACACATAATCACTCAAATCAGTGGAGTAAGTTCCATCTGCGTTCAGTGAAGTGTAGAGAAGATCCTCATCTTCAGAAAGAGTGTAAACACAACCAAAAGGCGTGTAACGAAGAAATTGAGGAACAAAAGTCATTGGAGTATCAGTCATAATAATCAATTCAGTGGTTACACTAATGGAATGCTTTGGACCTGACTAACTTTATTAGCCACCAAACATCTCATCAAAGAGAGGAGTTTCAAACTGTTGTTGATACTCCCAGTTCAGTCTTGCGATTTCTTGCTTACAGAACTCCACAGTTTGTTGTGCTTTCCACATCCTCTCACGGAGTTCATATTGTTGTTGGTTTCTTTCAGTGATTGTCATAATTGGTTTGGTTGGTTACATCACTGGAATGCTTTCGACCTGACTAACTTTATCACTTATAAAGAAAGGAACCATAAGGATCAACAACCTCAGGATGATCAGCCAGAAAGTCGATGTTGAACCGAACACCTTTAGCGGGTGCTTTGAAAGAAGCTGGTTTGTAGCAATCACCAGTGTTCTTGTCAACGAACATGAAAACACGTCCAGACTTAGAACCATCATAACCCTCGTGCTTTGAGGTGACATCACACACCACAACCTTCAGATATTTCTTACCAGGTTGAATGAATGCCTTGTAAGCGTGAGGGTGACCTGATTCAGTCATGTCCAGCCACCAACGTTCGTTGATAACTTCGAGAAGACACTCGGTCAGGTAGTGGGCTTTCATTTCGGGAGCACAGAAGGTCATTGGTTTCAGAGTTTAAGAGAACAAAAGGAAGATTTAGGTGATCAGATGTTGGTGTGACCATCATTATTTTTCTTCAACCAACAAAGGAGAAGACCCATTGTGAAGAGAAATGCGACTGTTGTAAACATAATTGGTTTCTTCTTTGTGGTTACACTAATGGAATGCTTTGGACCTGACTAACTTTATTATCACCGAAAGATGGGACGAACACAATAATCAGTGTTGCCTAGTTTATTACAGAAGATAGGATTGATCTCGTTAAAGTCAGAGTGACTCAACACTTTCAGTTGAGAATCACCGATGGCTGGTTTAACTAATGAAACCATTGGAGTGAT